AAGCTTTGAAAGTTAGCTACTGCTCCAGCAAGGGTAAGTGTTCCAGTACTGACAGTAGTGCTAGTTTCTCTAACCCGATCAGCAAGTACGAGTGCCATACGTTAGTCTTTATGTTGCTTGGAAAACACCGTTAGTTCCATCAAGAGTTACGGTAACAGTTTCACCTGCAATAACAACTTGACTAGAACCATAATCCCAATACCCCACAGGAGTGCTTGTAGTGCTGTCCCAAAGAATAGCGTATCTAAAAGTAAACCCTGCACCACTAGCAGTCCAAGCAGCAGGACTAGTAAGAACTAATTTGTAAGTGCCAGCAGTTTGTGTAGCACTAGATACAGTAGTTGTGTTACCACCAGCGGTATAACCACCTCCAGTAGCAAGGTCAGTTGTTCCAGCAGTAAAGGTTGTATCTGCTGAGTTAACAGTAGCAGCAAGAGCAACTTTCCAAGTGTCTGATCCAGCGTTAATGCCTTCTAAAAGAGGCTCAATTGCTGCGGTATATTTGTTGTACGTTGCCACAATACGTCCTTAAGAATAAGAGAGGGTTGCTCTATCAACCCAAGCGTAGTTATATAAAATAGTGCCGCCCGAATAAGTAGTAGCAATACTACCTGTTAAGTCAGACACTATTTTTATAATCTGCCACACTTGGTTTGACTCAGAAGCTCCCGCAGGGGCTTTGCCTAGGTACGCTAATGTTGGGTCAACTACTTCGTAGATAACTTTTTCAATAGACGAACCACCAACCGTAAAGTGTGGTATAGGCATAAACTACCTTACAGGTTCGGGCCTTGTTTAACCATCTCAAGGATTACAGAAAACACTTGAGTACCAGATGTCCAACCTGTAGTTTTAATAAGAATGTCTCCAGTCTTACCAGCTCCAGCGTTGTTGGTTAAACCACCAAAGTTCCAGAAGGTCATACGACCACGACCAGCAATGGGCATGATTACAACGTCTGCTGTAGCATCCCAAAACAATTGAACTTCTAGCTGATCGCTAATTGAATAATCAATGTGGTCAATACGAACTTGAGTAGGCGTAGGGCCAAGGCCACCTTGGTTAATAGCAGCCATACTTACAAATGTATTTAAAGCGTAGTCAGAGGTGTCAAGCACCCCTGCTATCTTCATAATAATATTGCGTGGGCCTTCTTGAAGAATTTGCGTTGTTACTGAGTTAGCCATAGCTACCTCCTAATTAACGAATAACTTCTTGAGCAGCCAACACAAAGTCAGTAGTCAAAGTATCTGTTGCTATAGGAGTAATTTGAAACACAGGGCTAATCAAAGCGTTAGTCAAATTAGTGCCAGTAGAACCAATGGTGACAGAAGTAATACGAGCATCTGGCCCCATGTCAGATGGGCCTGTACCAGAGAAACAGATTAAGTCTGTACCGTCATAGTAAAACCCAACTTCAACAAAGCTGTCAGCAACAGCAGTAGCCACACCAGTTACCAAAGTAGTTGCAGTACTGTTAACAGTAGACACCAAGTTAATAGAAGTAGAAGCAGCAGCTTTAGCAAACCAAATGCCATCTGTAGCACTAGAGCCGTTACGCAAACCTACGTAATAAGAAACGTTGCCTGCTACAGCAGAGGCTTTAAAACGGCAAGTAAACCAAGAACGATTGCCTTTTACAAACTGATAAAACTGTCCGTTTTTATAAGCAGCAGTAGCAGTAGTAGTGCCACCAGGAGTCAAAGTAGCCAAACCACCAACACCGCTAACAAGAGCAAATGTAGAGCTAGTACCAGTGACAGTGTAGTCTGTGCCAACTAGTGTGTTGAAATCGTTTGTGTAAGTAGAACTGCCCAAAGCAGTTGTGCTACCAGTGTGAAACGGATCAGGAAAAGGGTACGAGTACAAAGGCTCGTTAGGGTAAGCAGTGGACAGACCACTATAGAGTCGAGTTGGATTTGACATGATAAGTTCCTTTGACGTTGTTTAAAACAACGCCCAATTAAGGGCGTCATTGGAAGACTGCATTCTACGTTACATTTTCTTTTTAGTCATAGCTTTTTTAGCAGCCATCTTAGGTGCTTTGTGTGGAGCTTTCTCCTCACCTTTAGCTTTGGCTTTAGGATCAGGTTTTTGACCCATAGCTTTGCGTTTTTCGTATCCCATAATAAGCTCCTTTGATTAAAAAAGAACCCCCTCCTTGTGAGAGGGGGCTTGTTACTAGTAACAATTAAGGGCCGTTAACGCCCCACACAGCGCGAGGATCAGACCAGCCAAAGCTATAACGCTCGTAGCCTTTTGCTTTGACGTTCATAGTGTCAAAGTCATTGTCTTGATCGAACGTAACGCCATGACGCTCGTAGTACTTCATACCAGTACCACCAGGGATGGTGTTACGGATAAACCAAGCGTGTGGGCTTGTGAAGTAGTGGTTCACTTTAAAACCACCTGGGAGGTAGTTGCCAGACTTAATGACGTTGATGTCATTGTTGGCATTACCAGTCTGGTACGACGAGTGCAGAATGCGTTGAGCATTAAACACTTCTTGGCGAGCAATGTGCAAGCTGTCAGGTTGAATAGCAACCAACAAACCACGGTCGTTTTGCAGACCCATGATTGCGATCACTGCATCTTCCAAAGCAGCTTCTGACAAGTCAACGTCAACTGTAGGCTTGTTGTACCATGTACCACCCGAAGTATTAGGGTGAGCAGTAGAACACAAAGCAACACCGTCACCACCAGTATAAGTGCTATTGAAAGCACGGTTATACACGTTAGCAGCAATGTTTTCTTTAGTTTGACGGAAAGACATAGCCAAAGCAGCAGCACGCTTCTTAGACACTTGCTCGTACAAGTTGTCATCCATTTCTTCTTTAGTCACGATATAACCCATTGCATAAGCAACGTGTGTATAGCGAGTTGTAAAGCCTTGGATTTCAGAATCGTACGCAGTACCTTGACCTTCAGACTTGATTGGCACAAGACCAAAACCAGACAACTGAACATCCTCTTCGTAGTTCATTGTAGAAGTGTCTTTATCAAACAAGTCTACATACTCTTCAGGATGCTCGTTGTAGGTTTGACCCCACCAAGCTTTAATGCCAGGCCAAAGAGCCTTGGGATGCGACGCGGTAGTAATTACACCAGCCATGATTATTCTCCTTAATTAAACTGCAAGGTAGTTAACGACTGTGCCAGAGGCAGAACCGATAGTACCGTACTCATGATAGTTAAATTTGCACAATACGCGAACATAAGGGCTAGCTGCGCTAGTCACTTGGTTGTCGCCTTTTTGTACAGCACCCAACATGCGGATAGGCAAAGTAGCCGTAACAGCAGGGCCAGTCAAGACCATATCTGAAAACGGAGCACTGTTGCCCAAAGATGTTTGGTTAGCAGCAGAGATAGTCACAGCAGCGTTCAAAGACAACTGAGCTTGGGTAGCACCCGTAGCATCAAACTGAGCTTCAAACAACACAAATGGATCATCCACAACATACAGGTATCGAACGCTAGTACGAGTACCAGCAGCAATGTATGCCTTCTCCAAAGAAAGAGAGTTACCAACCAAGCTCACACCTGGATCAGCAACACGGATACCCACAATAATACCCAAAGGCAAAGCAGAGGTAGTAGTTGCACCGCCCCACTTTTGGACATAACGAACACCGTTGGTATCCGAACCAGAAGCAGACATGACGCAATCACCGATTGCATAGCTGTTGGTAGTGTCAGAAGTAGGGATAGCGTAAAGACGACCCTGCTCATTCCACTTGCCACCAAGCAAGTTACCAACAGGGCTAAACCCGTTGGCTTTGTTTACGTTAGCCATTTAAGACTCCTTATAAAACATTAGTTAAGTTTGATTCCGTCCCTAGGAGTATAGAACGATGGATTGTCTCCAGTGATCTTACCCTTACGAATAGAAGCATCAATGCGATTGTTTTTAGCTTGCAGTTCGGCTTGATCTTCCTCGTACCACTCTTGCCGCTGCTTCATTAGATAACCGTATTGCTCAGAGCCTTCAGCTCGGGGGTTTACAAGATACCTAATTCTATCTCCAAGGTCGCCATTACGACTAACCACATTCTCACTTATGCCGTCTACTTCATTGGGTCGTACAAACTCGTAGCCACTATCCATAGCTTCTTGAATGCGTCCTCCAGCATCTGTAAAGATGTGAAGGTGATAACCTTCTATGTGTGTTCGGACACCTAACTTAGCTTCCGTACCGTTAAATGCGTTACGGCGTTTTCGAGTTGCACCGCCTGCGGCAGGGGTAGGAGCAGACAATGCTGCTTCTCTCTCTGCTGATTTTTCTAACAGACGATCACGTTTTTCAAACTCATTTAGTGCGCGGGGCATATCAATTTCCTTTAGGTTATATAAAAATTAGTTCCAGTCAAAGTCTGCAACATACTGTTCACGAGTCATAAGCTTTTGCTTAACAAATCGATCACAAGCAGCTTTAGCTTCTTGAGGGAGATTGTCATAGGACTGCGAGTTGCCTCCACTGCGACTCTGCCGACCTGATCCTGACTCCACACGACTACTAGGACTTTGTTTCTTACCAAACTTATTTGGAAACTCTTCTGCTAACACTTCATCAAGCTTATCTAGAAACGGTTGACCTTTAAGCAATGGAAACTCTAATCGAAGGCTTTCACCAATGCCGTTAACTATGCCAGTCATACGCTTGTCTTCTCCAAACCATGTATTGCGATCCAACCACTGTTGTAGTCCAGGTTCAATAGCACTTGGTGTTGGGTCAGATGTTCGTACAGCATCTGCATCTTTAACCGCTTGTTTAGCTTCTTTAAAATCTTCCCTGGCTTGATCTAACGCATCATCTAGGGCGTTGACTTTCTGTCCGTCACCATCGCTAATAGCTTGTGCACGGCTTTCTTTAATCTCTGCAATTTGTTTTTCATAATCTTGGGCTTTACGCTGATAAGATTCTTTTTGAAACTTCTTAAACTCTTCTGCTGCTTCACGAAAGTCTTGAAGCTGTTGCTTTGTAGCGTTTAAGTCTTTTATAAGGTTTTCATTATTTTTACGCAGAATAGGAAGAATCTCTCGACCTCGCTTTACAAATACTTCAGCATCAACCCAGTCAGCTTCATTGCCACGAAAGCGTTCTTTAGGAACCCAACCTTGGGATTCAGCTTCGTGACGAATATCTTGGGAGACATCGTTACTAGTAACATTTTCTTCTTCGCTCATATCTTACTCCTAATTTTAAATAAGTGTCAACTTAGTTCTTAGCTAAGTAAGGATCAACAAGATCAACGTCAGCATCTAAAGTGCCAGTAACGTCTTTATCGTTAATCATCCGGTAGTGACCACCATCTTTACCCAAGTACAGTAAGCCTGCATATTTAGCAAAGATAACTTTGTCGCCAACCTTACACCAAGGTGCAGGTTCATCACCGTAGCATTGGTCGCCCATAGCGATAACAACGCCAGTAGTGTTGCCCATTTGTTCTCGTGCCTCTGAAACTTCAGTTGTAAGAATGATGCCTCCTTTGGAGACTTTCTTTACTTCTTGAGGTTTGATAAGCACTCGCCAACCTACGGGGTTAATACCGGATTCATTACTCATTTGTTTCTCTCTTTTGAATAGGTTCAAACATATCGCCGTATTCTAAATTTAGAATAATAGCAATAGCTCTACACCTGCCTTTAACTTCTAACTCTTCATCATACGCATTGTTGATAAGTCCTTCTTTCATGGATTCTCTGTCATCACTTAACATCCTAAACAGACGTTTAGTAACTGGGTGAAACTTCCATTCCTCGAAGGTATCGGGGGTTACTGCTTCCATTCTCTCTCCTTATAAAACTCTTACTGGGGTAGTTGGGGCATCTGTTGTGGCATTTGTTGCTCAGGTTGCCCCATGTCTTTGCTCTGCATCATTCTGTCGTAGACATCATTCATAGTTTGGATAGAACTAAGAACTCCTTCCCGGCGTTCACGACTCATAGCAATCTCAGTATTAATCTGTTGGATACGCATCTTTTCACCTTCGTGCAAGACACCAATCTTAAGAACTTCAGCTTCTGCTTCAAGCTTTTGAATCTTGGCTTGATTAAGCTCGGCTTCACCCATAAGCTTTAACAAAGCCATCTTCATGTTTAGTTGATCTGAAGCTTGCTTAGCTTGTACTTTCAATTGCTCAATCTGCAATTTAGGATTGACAGGAGCAGGAATAGCATTCGGGCCTTTAGGATCAGGAAGAAGCTTGTCAATGTTAGTGACCTTCATAGCTTTTAAGAAAGCATATTCAGCTTCATAGCGGTTATACAAACCAGGAGTAGCAGCTACTCGTTGAGCAATAGCAGCAGCTTGGTTAACACGTTGTGCATCAGAAGTAACACTTGGATCAGCAGTAGGCATCACATCAGTTACTGGGCCTTCATAATCTGAAGCCAACACAAGACCAGCACTCTTAGCATTGGATACGTATGGCGTGTTCTCAGTAACAAAGATTTGATTCAAACGATACAGCTTACGAAACTCTTGTTTAAGGCTACGATGAGTACGTTTAAAGATACCGTTAAATATTTTCATACCCTGTTCAGCCATAGTGCGGGTAGTTTCAGCAGGAGTATTTTGACCAGGGTTTTGACCTGACAGAATATCTACAGAACCACCAATACGTTCACCGTAGTTGATTAACAAGTTCAACAAAGTAAACAACACTTGAGAAGGTTCACGAACTGGCAAAGGCACAATACCTTTACGCAAGTCATCTCCAGTTGTGTCTACATGCTTCCACTCCATAGGATTGAAGGAGTAGTTGCCACCACGAAGCTTAATACCACGGCTAAGAAATCCACCAGCAGTGTTAG